TATTCTTGACGGAGTCACTTCCACCACTGCAGAAATTAACATTCTCGATGGCGTAACGGCAACTGCAGCAGAACTAAACATTCTTGATGGCGTAACATCATCTACCGCAGAACTAAACATTCTTGATGGCGTAACAGCAACATTCTCAGAACTTAATGTTCTTGACGGAATCACATCATCAACAGCAGAACTGAACATTCTTGACGGGGTAACTTCTACTACCGCAGAACTCAACATTCTTGATGGAGTAACTTCGTCGACTGCAGAACTCAACATTCTTGATGGAGTTTTAGCAAGTGCCGCAGAAATCAATATCCTTGACGGTGCAACTCTTACGACCACCGAGCTCAACTATGTTGACGGTGTTACTTCGGCAGTTCAAACCCAGATTGATACAAAGGCACCTATTGCTTCACCGACTTTCACTGGGACGGTCACAATCCCGACTGGCGCATCGATTACCGCTCCTACCGGCTTGGTTAAGGGTGATGTTGGACTTGGTAATGTGGACAACACATCCAATGTCACAGAACGCGCCGCAACTGCAACTTTGACAAACAAAACACTTACATCACCCGTAATCAACACTCCAACAGGGATTGTTAAGGGCGATGTGGGACTTGGTTCAGTTGACAACACGGCAGATACTGCAAAGCCGGTTTCCACGGCTCAACAAACTGCCCTTGACCTAAAAGCAAATCTCGCTTCGCCAACATTTACGGGAACGGTAGTGCTTCCAGATAACACGGTTGCCCTTGGCACCAAAACAACTGGAGATTACGTTTCTTCACTTGTAGCAGGCACGGGCGTAACCCTTACCAACAACTCTGGAGAAACAGCGACTCCAACTATTGCAATCGGGCAAGCAGTGGAAACAAGCGCATCAGTAACTTTTGCAAACTTGACCGTGACTGGGGACTTGACGGTTTCTGGTACAACAACTTCAATCAATACTGAAACACTTACCGTTGATGACAACATCATCGTTCTCAACAACAACGCAACAGGTGCCCCAAGCGCAAACGCTGGTATTGAAATTGAGCGTGGCTCTTCAGCGAACGTGGCACTCCGCTGGAACGAAACCTCAGATAAATGGGAATTGACAACCGACGGGTCAGCCTATGCAGATATAGCCACAGAAACATATGCGGCATCCCTAGCTCCAGCAACCCTTGATGCCATCGGCGATGTAACAATCACAAGTGCCTCTTCGGGTCAGTTCCTGAAGTGGAATGGCACAGCTTGGGTCAACGACGCCATTGACCTTAGTACTGATACAACTGGCGATTATGTTGCAACTCTGACTGCGGGCACAGGAATCACCCTGTCCAACAACTCAGGCGAAGGCGCATCCCCAACAGTGGCAGTTGATACCACCGTAATTGCGCCGTTGGCGTCACCTACTTTTACGGGAACCCCGACCCTTCCTACTGGAACAATTGCTACAACTCAAACTGCTTTAGACAGTTCCACAAAAGTAGCTACCACTGCGTTTGTTACCACAGCAGACGCTCTAAAAGCACCTCTTGCGTCACCAACATTTACCGGCACGGTAACACTGCCATCGGGCACAGTAACAAGTACAATGATTCTTGACGGAACTATCGCCAATGCCGATATTTCAACAACTGCCGCAATTGACCTTGGTAAGTTGGCAGACATTTCAACAAGTGCCCAGACCGCCTCGTACACGCTTGTATTGGCTGACAAAAACAAGATTGTGGAAATGAGTGTCGCTACGGCAAATACGCTCACCGTGCCCCCAAACTCGTCTGTTGCTTACCCGGTTGGCTCGCAGATAAACATTTTGCAAACGGGTGCTGGTCAAACAACAGTCACGGCTGGTGCTGGGGTGACCATCAACGCCGCCCCAGGTCTCAAGATGAGAACACAGTGGTCATATGCTACTCTCGTTAAGAGAGCCGAGAACATTTGGGTTCTCGTTGGAGACATTTCGGCATAACTTATGGCAAGAACAACAAAAGATTCGGGTGGAAAGATACCAGGTGTACCAACAATTGGTACGGCTACGCTCGCATCTGGAACTTCTGCCAACGTAGTTTTTACTGCACCTGCATATACGGGCAAGGGAACCCTTACCTATAGGGCAACTTCCGATTCAGGCCAAACAAATACTGGCGCATCTAGCCCAATCGTAGTATCTGGAATGACAGCAGGAACAACAAGAACTTTTACTGTTGTTGCAATTTCTTCAAACGGTGTTGAGTCTGCTGCTTCTAATGCAAGCCCATCGCTAGTAATGGGTGTTGGACCAACAGCACCAACAATTGGTTCTGCTACTGCAGGAAACGCTAGTGCAACGGTTACCTATACGGCCAACGCCACCGGAACCGCTGGTTCTGCAACGTACACTGCTACTTCAAGTCCAGGCGGGCTTACAGGCACCGGAGCATCGCCAATTACCGTTTCTGGTCTTACTAATGGTCAGGCTTATACATTCACCGTCACGGCTTCTACGGAATACGGTTCAGCAACATCGGCGGCATCCAACTCAGTTACGCCAGTTGCCCCACCTTATTTCCCGCCCTATTTTCCTCCGTTTTTTCCACCATTCTTCCCTCCGTTTTTTCCACCATTCTTCCCTCCGTTCTTTCCTCCTTTCTTCCCACCATTCTTCCCACCATTCTTCCCTCCGTTCTTTCCTCCTTTCTTCCCTCCGTTCTTTCCACCGGGTTTTGGTCCAGGATTCAAATAGAAACAAAATAAAAAATGGATTACCGAGAACTTGTTTTTAATTTAGAAAACCTTCCCTCTGCTGACCCATCAAATATAGTCATCAAAGAAAATTTTGTAAGTAAAGAACATCTGCTGGAGATAGCAAACTACTGCGCTTCAATAGAAGAATGGGAATCTCAAAGTGACCTGGGAACCGACAGCATTCATACCCCGGAATTAATTGAAAAAAACTCCCCTAGAATTTTTTCAATCATGCAACAGTATGTTGACAATGTTCAAAATGAGGTTGAATACAAGTTTGGTAGAAAACTTGAAAAAACAAACCCAGGAATACGAAAGTGGTTTCCAGGCGAATATCAAGACATTCATGCTGATGGAGAAACTGCTGCTGGGTGGCCTGGGTACAACTACATAGTTGATTACGGTTCAATCATATATTTAAATGATGAATACGAGGGTGGAGAAATATTTTTTCCAAAATACAATATCCACATACAGCCAAAACCGGGAACATTGGTGTTTTTCCCATCAACAAATATGTATGCACACGGAGTCACGGAGATTACGGATGGAATTAGGTACACATCTCCGCATTTTTGGATTCCAGTAAAACATAGGATACTGATGGATATGTCGGTTATGGATACCCAGGACTAAAAAAACTTGAAAAAGCTCTACCACCTACATATACCAAGAACATCTGGGAGGGGTATCTGTGATGCGCTATGGAGAACTTTTTATAGACACGGTCTAGTTGAGCCAAATACTCACGAATCTCCCACAATGTATAAAAAGCAAGAAATGGGTGGACTCCCCTTCATATCTGGTCATTTTGCAAAAAATCCAATTGTAGAAAACATAGATGATTTTGAAGTTTTTTCAATAGTTAGAGACCCAGTAGAACATTATTTGAGCATTGCCACATATGTCTCCGAAAGCACTGATTTTGAAATGTCAAACGAATTCATGGACGATTTCATGTATGGAAATGTAACCCCTTTTGGAGCCAACGAACTATTCTCAAATTCGGGGAATATACAGTCAAAAATGCTATTTTGCAGGATTGCTTTTGTGGATAAGTCGTTTGTTTCTCTTAGGGATGGTGATGTTGTGAACGAGAAAAATATGGTTTTTATAGAAAATGATATGCCAAGCAAAGATGACATAAAAGACTTAATTGGCTCCATGAATCTATTCTCCCTACCAAACAGAGGAATGGCAATTGATTGGCTCAAAGCAAACGTGCTTAGGTCGCATGGTTTTTCTTTAGATAAATCAATACACGACATAACAAATTGCTCAAAAAAAAATGGCTTCAAACCAGACATAAGCCACATAAGGGAAATAAAACGGCGCTCAGAAATTGATGCATATCTATATGGGTTAGTACAAGAACAATAATTTGATAGTGTTATTGACATGTCGTTAAGTAAAGAATCACCATGGAATATACGGCCAGGACACTTTGGGAGTGGACCGGAGAATATACATGTTTTTGAAAATTTCATAGATGAAAAAGATTTGAAGGTTGTTCAAGATTTCTGCCCGACGATAAACGAGTGGAATAACTCAAAAGAGAGTGTTTACGCCAAAGATGGAACATGTCTTTATAACGCTGATTACTGGAATGACAGGCAATGTAGTAGCGAAATTCTGCAAAAACTCTCTATTCAGGTTTTTGAAATAGTTGATAAATATATTACAAAAATGCAGTTGAAGCTTGAAGAAATTTACAACCTAAAGCTATCTCCACGCCCACCAGTTATTATGAAGTGGAGGCCAGGAATCGAACAGCGGCCCCATGCCGACAAGCAACTCAACAACGGTGAACCAAATGCATTTGTTGACTATGATTTGAATTCCCTATTTTACTACAATGATGATTTTGAAGGAGGAGAACTTTATTACCCGCAACATGACTTGACCATAAAACCAAAACCGGGATTGGCGGTTGCTCACCCAGGAGATGTTAATTATTTGCATGGGGTCACCTTGGTTACCAGGGGACATAGATACACAACGCCGTCGTTTTACACTGTGTTGTAAGCCATGATTTTAGTTAAAAAAAATGTCATAAAACCAAAAGAAATTGATTTAATACTAAACGTAATTAAAGCAATGGGTCCGCCACTGGAATCTCCAGAAGACGACAGCTCAATTGGATATTATAGTGAATTAGACTTACTAAATTTTGATATTTTTGTATACGGAATTTTTAGAGACATATGTGAGCGAGTTCTAGGGCTGGCCAAAAAAGAATTCAACTTAAGCTTAGAGTTATACCAAGCCACCATCGCCAAGGTCGTTCCCGGAAACATAACCAAAGAACACACAGATTGCAAACATCCTGATGGAATTACCAAAGTGGGATGTGGTAATTTTTGTATTTCAGCGGTTGCATATTTGAACCAGGATTTTACCGGCGGAGACTTAGTTTTTACGAAAATAGAACACAATCACAAACCAATCCCTGGTGATTGCATAATATTCCCAAGTCATTCACAATATAACCACTATGTGGATAGCGTCTTGAGCGGGGAAAGAATAAGTTTGGTAATGATGTTCTCTGGAGTATGATGAGCGCATGACAAATATTCAGGTTGAATACATAGGCGACCCAAAAGCCGGATTTCTTGTATATAGAAATGTACTGAAAGAAAACCTACGAATACCAGAACGCCTAGAAACGACAATAGGCAAAAGCACTACTCCTCCATACTCGTGGATGCAGGCTCTTGTCGGTGATGGACAAGTAATGAAAGATTACAGGGATTGCGTTGACTGTAAGATGAGCCCGGCACATTTTCAGAATTGCCCAGAGCAATACTCAGAACTCATCAACATATACAACGACACCGTGACCGGGTTGACTGCTTGCTTGCAGGATTACGAATCCAGGTACAACATACGTATGGACTTCATGGAAGCAATCAATTATGTCCGATACAACGAGGGTCAGCACTTCAATGTGCACGCCGACCACGGTTTTTCATATGTCTGCACCGTATCTTCAGTCATGTACCTGAACGATAATTACGATGGTGGCGAGCTTTGGTTTCCGTACTTAGATGTTACGTTTAAGCCTAAATACGGAGACATAGTTTTATTCCCCTCTACGTTTATATATTCCCATGCTTCCAAACCTGTCACCAGGGGAACCAAGTACGCAGCTGTAACCATGTTTGACTACAACGACAGGTTCCATAAACAGTGGAAGGGCTACGGCAAGAACATAGACGGGACCGAAGCTGAATACGGACCAGGAATCGTTAGCCCAACAGCCAATCAAGTTGAAAGATTCATATTTCAGAAATGACAAAATTATTTCTTAAACAAACACATCAGAGCCCACCACTCATACAACAGTCAAGGCTTAAGCGTGACTGGATGGACGCCACATACAATAAACATGCATACCAATGTCTCCCAATGACTGTTGCAAATGTTTATGGTTGGGAGTTAATTCTTGAGGAGGACCTAGTTGTCCAGTGGGATGGTGGCAATACTCCGCCGGTCATTCTTTCTGGAGAGAGAACTTCTTCTGGTCGGGTTCAGGCAATATCTTCAATAATCGGAATGATTTCAATAAATATGGGCTGGGTTATAAATACGGAGGAGGGATACAACACTTGGATTTCTGGTTCGCCAAATTACTTCCTGGATGGAGCGGTTCCACTAACTGCGACAATCCCTAGTTATTGGTGGCCAGACGAATCACAGATGAACTGGAAAATAACCAAAATTGGCGAGCCAGTAACATTTGCGGCAGGAATCCCTTTTTGCTTCTTTAATATCTACGATAATTCAGTACTCGAAAATGTTGAGATTATCCAATCAAATCTTTGGACAGACCCAAAGCTTGTCGCAGCTCGCATGAAATACGGGGAAATGAAGGCAAAAAATAATGTCGAAAAGCCATGGACATGGACCAAGGGAATTCGCACAGGTATTGACGGGGATGGCAAACAAATCGGGCCGACATTCACCGGACTTCCTCGATTAGCTAATCCGTAGTGTAAAATATGGGTACTTGTCCAAAACTAGCATGACGGAGCAAACATGAAATTCGAGTCTTCATTTTCAACACAAGAGAAGAAACTGATATACCAGCGCACGCTCAAAGACCTCGAGAGACAGCTCATGGAGAGGCTTATCACAGAGGGTTTTGACCCAGACACCTTCAATCCCGAAACATTCACCCCAAGCACCGATGCCAATGGTGCAAATGTGGCACACATGTTCATTGTTGGTTTTTTGGAAAAAATAGAAAAAATCAAATTAAAATTGGAAGAGTAATATTCACTCATGGCACTTTCGGCAGGACAATTAGCTAAAGCAAAGGCTGAAGCAATTCAGATTCTTGAGTACTCAATATATACTCTTGCCTTTGCTCTTGGCATCCAAGATGAAGACCTTCAGCCAGACATGGAAAATCCAATAGATATGTTGGCGTTTGCAAATAGCGCACTCGCTGCACAGCACGACGCATACGAATGTTTGAAACTGCAACTGGCGGCGCTAGTAAGACTACAGGGTTGATGGGTAATTATGAAAATAGTTCCTCGAATAAACGAAGCAATATCGGCTATTGAAAAAACCTTGGATTCTGAAAAATACTTAATCTCCCCAGATAGTGATAACGACTTTCCAAATATCCTTG